GTAGAGAACTTTGATGAAGTTCTTAAAGACATGTTTGAAGATAAACCAGACTTTGTCGAATTCCCACAACAGACCCTAGATGATCTTTATAATAACTTAGGCGCAAATGCTCATGCTCAAGAATACTTTAGACATCGTGGAATTCAGGATGAAGCAATGCATTACTTTAAATTGGGATATTCTGCCAATATGGGCATGGTCACTGTCCCAGTGCATAGCCCAGACGGCATTCCTGTAGGATTAGTTGGTAGATCAATATCTGAAAAGAAATTTAAGAACAGTACTAATTTGCCACGTAGTAAAACTATGTTTAATATTCATCGTGCCAAAAAAATTGGTAATCAAGTAGTTATTGTAGAGTCCACATTTGATGCTATTCGTGTGCATCAGGCTGGTTTCCCAAATGTTGTTGCTACTCTTGGCGGACATATATCACACGACAATTTAAATTTGCTCAATAGATACTTTACTCGAATAATACTCATGACTGATGCTGACCAAGCTGGGCGGGAATTAGGAATGAATATTGCTAATAAACTTCGTAATAAAGACATCTTGTGGGCATCGCATAGTTATGGTAAGATATATCCTAACAATGCCAAAGATGCAGGTGACATGACTGATGAGGAAATTGCCACATGTATTAAAAATGCTGTATCCGACATCGAATACAGAACTTGGAATCCATGATATAATGAAAAATACAGACGGATCTATACCGTCAACTATAAAGGAGAAATATAAATGGGTATCGTAAAAGGACTAAAAGGCTTAAGCGCAGTTATGGATAAGCCACAATCAAGTTCAGACACCACTAAGGGTCGTTGGGTAAAATTGGAAGACGGAGAAAGCGTTAAGATTCGATTCCTCCAAGAGTTAGATCCAGATTCACCAACATATAATGATAAGCTTGGACTGGGCTTTATTGCAGTCGAACATACAAATCCAAAAGATTATCGCCGCAAGGCGCTATGCTCCATGGATGACCAAGGCAAATGCTACGGTTGTGAGCAGCATCGCAAGGATTACAAGGCAGGTTGGAAGGGTCGTTCACGTCTCTATATCAACGTGCTAGTTGATGATGGTAAGGAAGAGCCATATGTAGCAATTCTTTCACAGGGGTCAAGCGGCAAGACCGTAACTCCAACTCTAATTGAATACGCAGGCGAAATGGGTTCAATCACCAATTTGATGTGGCGTATCAAGCGAACAGGTACAAAGACGGATACAAGTTATACAATTATCCCTCTTGCAAAGGACGAAACACCATTCGATACATCTTCACTTGAACTTTACAAGCTTGAAGAGTCAGCAGTGCGTGATCTTCCATACACAGAACAAGAAGCCTTCTTTAATGGAGAAGGTGGCAATTCAGAGTCAGACTCAGCAACTAGCAGCAGTCTCGACTGGTAGTAACTAATTAAAGGCGGAGAGTTAATGTCATTTACACACTTACATGTGCATTCTTATTATTCATTAATGGATGGCCTTAACTCTCCTGCCGAATTAGCGCAGGCAGCAAAGGATGCAGGTCAAACTGCATTAGCAATTACTGATCACGGAACATTATCATCTCACCGTGATATGCAGAAAGCATGTAAAGAAATTGGCATTAAGCCAATCTTAGGCGTAGAAGCATACATATCACCTACAGATAGATTTGACCGTTCTTCAAAAACAGATAAAAGTATTCAGGCGTATAACCATATTATATTATTGGCAAAGAATCAGATAGGTCTAAATAATATTCATACGCTACAGGAGTTGGCTTGGAACGAAGGGTTCTATCACAAGCCACGTATTGATAGGGAGGTATTGAAAGAATATGCGGAAGGTATTATCGTTCTTTCTGGATGCCTTAATGGTCTTATTAGTAAAGCAATTGAACGCCAAGAATTTACCGAAGCAAAGTTGGTACTCAAGGACTTTAAAAAAACTTTTGGCGAAGATTTTTACATTGAGGTACAATCTCACAATCCAAAAGAAATCAACGAAGGACTCCTAAGCCTAGCAGACGAATTAAAAATTAAGGCGGTGGCAACAGGTGATGCACACTTTGCCAAAGAAGCAGATAGAATTCTAGAAGAGGCAATGCTCATATTATC